CGTTTGTTCATTGTGTTTGCAATTTCCTCGCACTTAGGATCTATGTCGACACTTGTAATATGCTTTATACCTAATGAACTATTAAACAACATAGTTGATAATACACCGTACCAGCCGCCATAAACAACAATCTTTGCATTCTTAACGTTGCAATGATGCGATACGTGTTCTATTAACCAAGACTTGCTTTTCAATTGGCCACCCCAAAAACATTCAAGCACACGATCCCTATCACTGCTATTACGGATAGCATCTGCCCAAAATTTTATATCGTCTATGTTAATCTTCATTCCATGCCTCCGGGCAAATACTTTTCATTGCATTTATAATTTCTTCTGTTGTCCAATTTCCATTTATTTCTTTATCTAACTCAATAGACCTGTTGTGTTCTTTTACAAATATATTTAAATATTCTTCTTCAGTCATATTTAAAATCCTATCCTAATTCCTATGTTATGATTATCCCTTATAACATCATAATTATAAACAATATTATACGTGTGCCAGACACTTCTATATTTTTGTGGTATCATCTTTGTTGCTTCATAATGTGCAAAGCCTCTGACAATAAAATACGTAATGACTTGCAATTCATTTGGATGTTTTCCTAGTATAGGATTCTTTTCATAGTAATCATCGTTATTTGCTATTTCTAAAGTTTGTAACATATCTATTGTTTGTAAAATATTAAAAGCAATTATACCTTTTTTATCTGTTTCTGTCAATGGTTCTTTATAATACTTTGATAGTTCTATTGCGTTTGCATCTTTGAATGTTACAATAACTATAACAAGAAACACTACATATATTGCTAATAACGTTCTTAATGGTTTCATCTTTTCCTTATTTTTTTAATTAATAGTGGTAGGTAAACAAATACGCCTACTACACTCCAAAAGGTCAATAGCACTGTAAAATACAATTTCCAGTTATCGATATCTATTGCTATACCTAATGTTACTCCACCTATCCAAACATAATCTAGTGTAGCATGGAAACGTTTCCAATTACTTCCATACTTGGCCATAAGTGCTTCTCTTTTACGTGCGAACCACGGGTGTACATGACGCATTATTACAAAGCCTTCATTTAACACCATTACCATAAATCCAATCCAAAATAACATTTTAAGTCCTTTCTATGAATTGTTTGTTCAACTTATCGAATGTACCGCATTGACGACTACATTCTTTTAAACCAGTTGTTGTCCAACAACTGCTTATTTTATTAAAAAATCCGCTATCAAATATTTCTTTCAATGACTGCTTATGTAAATTAGGTATAGTATTAACCTTTGTCATGTAATCTATTCTACTTTGACTGTGTTGCGGTATCCAATCTAAATCTAACCAACAGCATGGTGATATGTTTCCATTAGCACCTACATACATTTGATTGTCTTCCTTTGCTTTACATTTTATTTTAGGCAAAAATTCTTCTGCGGCTTTTTTTGCTGGCGCAATCATTTCTAAACTTTTCTGTGATGGCAGTAAGGTGTGTGTTACATTATAAGTATCATCAATCACATCTAATTTTCCATCTCTAAATCTTGTAGTATGTTTTACACTGAATCCTTTAAAGCCTAATAGATTGCTTAGGTCCTGACATTTTTCCACTTGATGTTCATTGTGCTTAAACACCAGCATATCCCAACGTGCATCTCCACCTGCTTTTATAAATGTTTTTGCATTTTTTATAATCTTATTCCAGTCTGTGTTAATTCTGTATAATGCATGAGTATCCTGTAATCCATCAATGCCAAATACAGTTTTAACTTTTAGTTCTGCTAACTCTGTCCACCATTTTTCTGTACGTCCACTTCCGTTTGTGTGCATTTGTAAACTCATGTCTGGATTCAATTCACGCATATATCTAAATATTTTCAATGTGTCTTTAGCAATTATAGGATCACCTAAGTTACCACACATATAAACGTGTTCTAACTGATGTATAAAGTCTACTGGAAACCACTTTTTAAAAATTTCTAATGTAATTTCTTCAAGATATAAACTATCCAGCAAAGGACCGCCTTGTAATCTCCTTGGACACATAGGACACCTTGCTTGACATTTAGAAGTAACTTCTAAGTGTATAGATTTTATGTCTTTATAATTATACATTCTTTTCCTTTGGTATTTTACTGTCAGCACTGCTTACACAGGTTGGAGTAATACATGGCATAGGCTTTTTAAATAAATTAAATCCTTTATCTAAAGTGCCTAAAGGTTCATCGTGACAACTGTAACTACGTTTTACTTCTCCCCCTGGTTCACGTATTATGCAACTTTGATAACCAGACCAACAGTTCCAATCCTTAAACTTATTGAAACCATAAGCATTTAGTCTTTCTGCTTGATCAATCCAATATTCTACTCCATCATTGTCATATAACGCGACCTGGTAGGTGTTTTGTACACTTTCCTGTTGTAAAATTTTCTTTTGTTCTTCAGTGTATCCCGAGACAACAAAACTAGCAGTAGGATCAGACTGAGGCTTAAGAGTAACATGAAGACCCCTGCTAATAAACCTATTACATCTATCATAATATTCCTCCCAATGTTCAGGTACCATTACCTGATTAATTGTTACAAGGACATCATTGTCCTGTAAATATAAAAGTTTGTCACCAAACTCTTTTTCATTTGCAAATTCGGCATGATAACTTGCTGTAATACTTCTTCTATCCATGACATGGGTTGCATCTAACCATCTTGTCCACCAACGTTTAGCAGGACTGCAATTACTTGTCATATGTATGCTTAAATATTTACTTTCATAATCTTCATAATGTTTTATTAAATCAATAAACTTTTTGTATGCAGTAGGTTCTCCACCACTAAAACTAAAATGAAACTTATCAAATCCGTTTGCTCTTGCTTGACGTTTAATCTCATCAATAGCATTTGTGTAAATTTCAAACTGTCTATGATCAACTTTACTGCTTCTAGCATACGGCCAACAATAACTGCAATTATAGTTACAGAAACGGCCAAGGATCCAGGATACAGAAAACAAGTTGTTTTCCAACATAGTTCTTTGTCCAAGTTTAACAATATTGTTAAACGGTATCTTTTCCATACTGCTCATGCAACCATTCCCAATCATTTATTAGCCGAAGATCACTCCCCCTAGAAAGGCCAAACTCCATACCAGCCATCGCGCCTGCCAAAGCGTATTTGCCCATAGGTCTATCGTGTCCCACGGTTGTCCAAGTTTTAAGTCTTTCATTTGTTTCTCCTTCTTCTTGTCTATCAATTGTTTTACTAGCAAGTTTGACACATTCCCTAAAAGCACTTTTCCAAGTATTAAAAGGGTCTGTGTCAAATCTTGTTATGTTACTGACTACCGGCATTGGCTTGAACTTTTTACTGATACTGGTAGTCATGTCGGGTACGGTGACGTCAACCTTTTGTGTGAGAGTCTTAGGTAATAGTTTTACGCCGCCGTACCCGTATTCCAAGTTGTTTATAGGATTTCTACTACGCCATACATGAACGCAGTCTAAGTCCCACTCGGAAACCTTGTGATCAAAGTTAAAATCATCTACTATTTCTGCATCACCGTCTACTACGTAAAACATTTTAGTAAATGACTTGTTTGCCGCCTGTATGTGTGCCTGGTGTATTCCTTTTACACCATGTACACGTTTTGCCATTGGGAAACGTTCCTTTAATGCTTTCCAATTGGCTTCTGCATTAGGCTCTTGATAACTTATAAAAATTATATCAAACATTTTACTTTGTCTTTAAATTGTTCAAATGCATCATAATGAATCTTAGGTCCATCATGTTGCAAATCTCTTGCTAAATCTTTGTGTGTGTTAATAACTTTAAATATTTTTTTAGTTCCATAATCAGTAGTAAAGTCACCTTCCCATGTCCAATGGAATACAGGTACTCCTAGTGCTGACCATAAATTATCTACACTGAAAAGATCTTTCATTGACTGTACTACTTGTTCACCTGTCTCTTGAATATATCTATTCATGTACCAGTCAGTATCACGCATAGCCATACTGTCACTTGTTTCTTCCTTGTTTACATTCCTATCTTCTAGTCTTATACCTTCTTCACAATGAAATCCAAAACTTTTTCTATTAATCTGTGGCCACTGTACAACTACTAGTTTCGGTTTTACAAATCCAGATCTTTTAAAAAGTTGTGTGTTAAAATTTATTACGTCTGGTCCTGTACCTGCTTTTGCTAGATTCCTATAATCTAATTTTAAATAATCTGCTAAATGTTTACACCATATTTCTTCTTCATATAACCCAACGCCTTCTGTGTAACTGCAACCAAACACTAACATATATGGGTCCATGTGCAAATTGTTAAACTCTTTAGTTCTATATCCTAAACTGTTAAATTTATATTTTAACTTTCCTTTGGTATCATAATAGTTCCAGTCAGGGTTGTTTGCTGTATTATAATTTGTTTCGTCATCACCTTGATACCAATCTAATTCTTTTCCTACATAGTTTGATACTAGCAAAGGTTTATTTTTTCTAAGATATAACATTTTCATAACCTCCTAATTCTTTTATTGTTTCAGGAATATAATCTGTGTCTTTTGCTATTTCTAAAAGCCTTTGATGATTAAATTCTAATTTCCATTCTAGTGACTTGTACATTTCTG